CCAGGCGGTGAAGGAGATAAACAAAAATGGACATTTTCCACTTGGGTTAAAAGATCATTATTAGGAGTACAAACAGCAGTAGATCAACATTTAATTTCTGCTGATGCTGGAAATTGTGAAACATATGTTTTTTTTCTTGCTAATAGTGGATCAGGTGCAACTTCTGCCAATACTGATTGTTTAAATGTTTATTCTACTGATAGTGCTGGAAATATAGAAATGGCTTTAAGAACTACTCCTATTTATAGAGATATTTCCGCATGGTATCATGTCTGCGTAGCTATTGATACAACTCAAAGCACAGATACGAATAGAGCAAAAATTTATGTAAATGGCACACAAGTAACAACTTTTAGTCTTTCAACATATCCAGCACAAAATGAAAATTTAGCAATGTGTGATGATGTAATACATGAGGTTGCTAGACGACCATCTGGTACAACTAAATATTTTAATGGTTATCTTGCAGAAACAGTTTTAATAGATGGTTCTCAATTAGCACCAACTTCATTCGGTGAGTTCAATGAGGACAGCCCTACCATATGGCAGCCCATCGATGTCAGCGGACTCACGTTCGGTACGAATGGTTTTTATCTTGACTATGAAGATTCAGCAAATCTTGGGAACGACAAAAACGGGGGCACAGATTTAACAGAAGTTAATCTAGCCGCAACAGACCAGTGCCAAGATTCTCCCACTAATAATTTCGCAACATTAAATAGTATTGATGGAGTTATATCTATAAGTGATTATGCTTTCACTGAAGGAAATTGTAAAGTAGCCACAGGTACAAATAGTAATAAAGGATTTGCAAGATCAAATATTGGTGTTGCTGCTGGCAAGTGGTATATGGAATTTAAGCTAACATCTTTAGGAGAACATGGATATTGCGGAATATCAAATAATGCTTGTCAAGATGCTATTGGGGAAACTATGGGTGTTGATACTCTTCATAATGTATATGAGTGGGCGTATAAAACTTCTGGAACTTATCTTAATAGCAATACCAATACAACAACAGGAACATCTTATGGAGATAGTTTTGACACTGGAGATATTATAGGAATAGCTTTAAATCTTGACGATAACGAATTAAAATTTTACAAAAATAATGCAGTTCAAGCTTCTGGAACTGCAATTGATATAACTGCTATTGCTAGTAATCCTACTGGATTTTATTTTTTTGCTTGTGGTGAAGGTGCTGCTGGTTCAGCTACTACTTGGGAAGCAAATTTTGGTAATCCATCTTATGCCAATTCTTCAGATGCGGCTGATGCAAATGGATACGGGGCATTCGAGTACGCGCCGCCGTCGGGGTTTTTAGCGTTATGCACGAAAAATTTGGGAAGTGATGGGGGATAAATGGCAGCTTATACAACAATAGACGATCCAGGTTTATATTTTAATACAATTATTTGGACAGGTGCAAGTAATACTGCTAATCGTGCATTTACTGGTGTTGGATTTCAGCCAGATGCAGTATGGAATACAATTAGAGATGATGTCTACCATAACAATATATTTGATTCTGTTAGAGGAGCTGGTGCTGACAAAGAGTTAATTACAGATACAAATGCTCTAGAAGGTGGTGGTGATGCCAGTGAATTTGGTTATTTAAGTGCTTTTGATGCGGATGGATTTAGCACCACTGCAGGCACAGGAACCGGATCTGGAATTCGTAATCTTGAATACAATCAAAGTGGAAATACTTTTGTAGCTTGGTGCTGGAAAGAATCTGCAACAAGTGGCTTTGATATAGTTACTGCAACTGGAAACGCAACTAATAAAACAATATCACACTCACTATCAGCAGTTCCTCATGTAATGATTTCAAAAGAAAAAACTGGAAGTGTAAATGACTGGACAGTATATCATCATAAGCTTACATCAGCACCAGAAACTGATTCTATAATTTTAAATGAAACTAATGCAACTGCTGACCAAAATACTCATTGGAACGATACTGCTCCAACTTCAAGTGTTTTTACTGTAGGTACAGGATCAGTTGTAAATAGAACAGATTCAACTTATGTTTATTATTTGTTTAGTGAAAAACAAGGCTACAGCAAGTTTGGAGGATACACAGGAAATGGAAATGCTGATGGTGAATTTATATACCTCGGGTTTCGCCCAGCTTTTTTTCTTTGCAAAAACTATCAAGATGCAGGAGATGATTGGATTCTTCATGATAATAAAAGAGATCCACATAATGTTACTGATGCTGGTTGGGCACCAAACTCCAGTGCAGTTGAATTTACAGATGTTGATATGGATTTTTTATCTAATGGAGTGAAGATGAGAAATAACACAGGTAGAGCAAACTCTGCTAAAACATTTATCTACATGGCGTTTGCAGAATCACCATTCGTAAATTCAAACGGAGTACCAACCAACGCGAGATAATTATGCTACAAAAAATTAGAATACAACCAGGATTCAATAAACAAGTAACCGCAACGGGCGGCGAGGGCCAATGGATTGGTGGGGACTATGTTAGATTTAGATATGGTACTCCTGAAAAAGTAGGAGGTTGGGCACAACTAGGAGATGCTACTCTTACAGGAAGAAACACAGCTTTACACCATTTTGTTAATGCCAGTGGTATTAAATACGCTGCATTAGGTACAAATAGATTTTTATATATATATTCTGGAGGAGCGTTCTATGACATTACTCCGATTAAAGCTACAACAACATTAACCAGCGCTTTTACAACAACGAATGGCGATGCAACAGTTACAATCACTTTTGCATCTGATCATAATATTACAAAATATGATATTGTCCGTTTGGATAATTTTTCTACTATCACTGATTCTAATTTTGACTCTGATGATTTTGACGATACTAATTTTATGGTAGCAACCGTTCCAACTTCTACAACGATTACCATTGAAATGGGATCGAATGAATCAGGATCAGGAGCGTCTACATCAGGTGGAATAAGAGTTCAACATTTTTATTCAATAGGACCTGCGGTAGAAGAATCAGCTGCTGGTTGGGGACTTGGATTATGGGGCGGTACTGTTGCTGGAGAAATTACAGACACTTTAGATGGAGCATTAACTTCAGGTTCATCTAGTATTGTTTTGGATAATTCTGCATCAATGCCTGCTTCAGGAACAGTTTTAATAGATAGTGAACGAATTGCTTATACAACGAATACTACTGGTACTAATACTTTATCTGGACTAACTAGAGGATCAGATAATACAACAGCTGCATCACACTCTGATGGAGCAACGGTTACTGATGCATCGGACTACACTAAATGGGGTGCATCGCAAACGGGAGACATTGTAACGGCTCCTGGTCTATGGTCATTGGATAATTTTGGAAATAAACTAATTGCAACTATCTTTGATGGTGCAACTTTTGAATGGGACTCCGATGCAACGGGAGCAACGTCCACTCGAGCAACGATTGTTGCTAATGCACCAACGGCTGCAATACAAACTTTAGTATCTACTCCCGATAGACACTTAGTTTTCTTTGGAACAGAAACAACCATTGGTACAACATCGACACAGGACGACATGTACATAAGATGGTCGGACCAAGAATCAATTAATGCATCAACTTCGTATACACCTTCAGCGATCAATACCGCTGGTACACAGAGACTGGCCGACGGAACACGGATCGTTGCGGCGATCAGAGGTCGGGATGCAATTTATATTTGGACCGATACATCATTATTTATTATGAGATTTGTTGGTGCACCTTTCGTATTTTCATTTCAACAAGTTGGAACGAACTGTGGATTGATTGGGAAGAATGCAGCCGTTGAAGTAGATGGTTCTGCTTACTGGATGTCAGAGAATGGTTTTTTTAGATATACAGGTAAACTAGATTCACTAGCATGTTTAGTTGAAGACTATGTTTACGATGATATCAATACAGTTCCTAAACAACATATTTATGCAGGATTAAATAATCTGTTTGGTGAAGTGACTTGGTTCTATCCAGGTAGTGGTTCTGCATCTAATAATAGATCGGTTACATATAATTATATGGACTCAACACCAGAGAGACCTGTATGGACTACGAGCACATTAGCAAGATCTTCATGGTCTGACTCACATATATTTGGCAAACCACACGCAACAGAATATGATTCAAGTGCAACCAGTGATACTACAGTTGGTAATACGGATGGTGTTACAGTTTACTATGAACACGAAACAGGAGTTAATCAAATTAAAGCAGGAGCAGCTACCGCTATTGCTGCAAGTATTGAATCAGGTGACTTTGATATATCAGCAGTACAGGGTGGTGGAGCAGATCTTAGAGGAGATGGTGAATACATAATGAAAATTAGAAGAGTGCTTCCAGACTTTTTACAACAAACTGGTGATGCAAGAGTTACATTAAACTTAAAAAATTATCCAACGGACTCACAGACGAGTTCATCATTAGGTCCTTTTACATCTACAACAAGTACGACTAAAATAGATACACGTGCAAGAGCACGAGCTATATCTTTAAAGGTTGACAATACAAGCACCGGACAACACTGGAAACTTGGAACTTTTAGATTAGATACACAAGCGGACGGGAGAAGGTAATGGCTAACTTTTTACAATTAAACGATCCCAACATTCTTAATCAAACAAGAAATATGAGCTGGGGGCAAGCTTTACAAACTGAAAATCCTTTTAGTAAAAATTATCAAGGATATAATCCTTCTTATAAAGGAGCAGATAAAACAAGTCTTAGAGGGTATGCTAAACAAGGTCTTGAAAGTTTAAAAGGAAACTTTGTAAAAGGCAGTAATGTCGGCGGCGCAACTCCATTAACAAGAAAACTTGCTTTAGGTGTAATGGATCATGCTCCTAAAGCTTTAGGAGTTGCATCAAAATTTTTAGGCCCGCTTAGTTTTTTATTTGATACATCTGCTGTAGCAGATGCAACTATGCCTGAATTTGGCAGCGAAGAATATAAAGCTTTAATGGCACGAGAAGCATTATTTAAAAGAAAACAAAAACAAGCAGATGTTTTTAAAAAAATAAAAGAAAAACAATTAGCAGATGCAGCGGCGAAAGCGAAAGCAGATGCAGCGGCGGCGGCAAAAGCAACAAGTAGTTTTGATCCAAGTGGACCTACACAAGCTTCTATACGTAGAGACAGAGCAGATAAATCAGGACGTGGCCACAGCGGTGGATTTACAAATCCTGGTAAAGGAAGCTATGGACCACATAAAGCAGATGGTGGACTTATAAACTTTTATAGATACGGAGGCTTTATTTAATGGCTAGAATAGTACAATCATTAACACAACCTTTAGAAAAATACGATCAACAGATACAACAATCATTTGTAAGAGACGTTGATAGTATAG